GTTAAATTCCAGAGCAAAGCATCTCAAGAATTGTTTCCCTCTGGAGGCCCAGTAAAGACACAGATACTTGGCAAGTCAACCCCAGAAAGGGAAATGCAAGCCAATCGTGTCAAGAACTTCATGAACTATCAGCTCACAGAGCAGATGCCAGAATACTTTGATGAGTTTGAAAGGATGTTATTTCATCTTCCCCTGATTGGTTCAGCCTTTAAAAAAGTTTATTATGATGCAAACCTGAAACGTCCTGTTTCTGAGTTTGTTCCCATTGATCAATTCTATGTATCTTACTATGCCAGTAATCTCAGAAAGGCAGACAGATACACACATGTAATTTATCGTAGTCCAGTAGATCTAGCCAAGGATGTTCGTGCTGGTATTTATTCAGACATAGAACTTCCAGATGCTACCAATCCAGAGCCAACAGCATTTGCCTCCAAGATGGATACAATTCTGGGTTTGTCTCCCACATCAGATACAGATCCTCAGTATGTCTTACTGGAACAACATTGTTTTCTAGAGATCGAAGAACCTAATTCGGAAGAAGGAATTGCTTTGCCTTACATTGTAACGGTAGAACAGCAATCTAGAAAGGTTCTTTGTATACGTAGAAATTATAAATCAGAAGACAAAAATAAAGAACGAGTATCTCATTTCGTTCATTACAGATTTGTTCCCGGTTTTAGTTTCTACGGTTTTGGCCTAATGCACTTCCTTGGAAATCTAACCATGAGTGCTACAGCAGCAATGAGAAGCCTCATTGATGCAGGTCAATTTGCGAACCTACCGGGAGGCTTTAAGGCCAAGGGTGTTAGAATGGTTGGCGACAACGATCCAATCAGTCCCGGTGAGTTTAAAGAAGTTGAATCTACAGGAATGGACTTGGCAAAGGCTATCGTTCCTCTCCCATACAAAGAGCCTTCCCAGACACTGTTTCAGATGCTCGGATTTGTAACAGCAGCAGGTCAGAAGTTTGCCGACAGTACAGAACAAATTGTATCGGAAGCATCTTCTTATGGTCCCGTAGGTACAACAATGGCATTACTGGAAGCATCCAGTAAATTCTTCTCTGCAATTCACAAGAGACTACACAAGTCTCAAAGAGATGAATTTAGGATACTGGCTCACATAGATTATGATTATCTACCCAGTGAGTATCCCTATGATGTGCCATTTGAAAATCGGAACATATTTAAATCTGATTTCGATGGAAGAGTGGACGTTATCCCCGTTAGCGATCCAAACATTCCATCCAATGCTCACCGCCTTATGATTGCCCAGCTTGCCCTTCAAATGGCACAGCAATCACCTCCCGGTATGTTCAATCTGGAAGCCTTGAATAGAACAATTCTAAGTGCTGCCAATATGCCCAACATGGAGGAAATACTTCCTCTCAAGCAAAAACCTAAACCACTTGATCCTGTTTCCGATATCATGGCTGCTGTAAAGGGAGTGCCAATTGCTGCTTTTCCCGGTCAGAACCATGATGCTCATATTCAGGTCAAGACAGCCTATCTGCAAGATCCCATGAATGGAGCAAGTCCTATCATGCAAAGGATAAAACCTGTTCTGGAATCCAACATACAGGAACACATGGTTCTGAAGTATCAGGAACAGATGATGGGCATTACACAAATGGGAATGCAAGAAGTAGGACCACAAGCACCAAATGTAACGGAAGCTATCATGGCTCAAGCTGCACAACAGGTTCTCAATGCAAATCAGGCAATGGGTCAGGCACAATCACCGGAACAACAATTAGTTGCCATTGAAGCTCAGAAACTACAACTGGAGCAGGAAAAACTACAAATGACTGCTGCCAAGAATGCTGCCGATGCTGCCTTGGATGCCCAGAAACTTGAACTGGAACAGGCACAACTTACCATAGATTCTTTCGTGCAGGGACAGACAACGGAACTCAAGAAAGAAAAGGCTGACATGGACAGAGCCAGTAAAGAAACCATGAAAGCTATTGATGTCCTTTCCAAACTTACCATAGAACAAGATAAGATGGAAAATGATAAAACAATGAAAGCTCTTGATCTTATGATTAAGACAACTCTACAGCAGAAAAAAATTGATATGGATATAGATGAAGTCAGAACAAAGGCTCTGGAAAGAATTGCATCTATGCAGGACAAGGATTCCAGAGAAAGAGATTTCAAGATGATAGACATAGTGAAAGAAGTTATTACCAAGAAAGAGAAGGAGAAAGACAATGCCTAAATATGGAGGGACTCACTATCCCAATGATACAAAGGGAACAACCAACGGATATCCCACTCATGTAAAGAATGATGATCGTGGTATTACCAATGCTATGCCAGAACATGTTCCCAATAAAGATAATGGTCTTTACGGTGATTTTACCAAACGTTCCATTGATGATGGTGGAGCTGGTGCAAGAGCACGTAAAGGTGTTTTGAACGAACGTCCTGATTCAGGATGGAAATATCCCAAACCAGTTAGATCATAAGGAGAAATAATTATGTGGACAGCCCCTATTGTGAAAGAGATTTCTGTAGGACTAGAAATTAATTGTTATGCATGTGCAGATATATGAAATTTTTAAATAATTTTGATCTTGCATCTTGGATTGCTTTTGGAGTTCTTATTTCAGTAATAGTGATATTGGTTATATCTTAATGGAAATTTGGGATGAAGTAATAAAACATTTTAACGACGAGCTAAATAGATTACGAAATGTATTGAGTGATGGTAATGCAGAAACGTATGCCCATTACAAACAGTTGGTAGGACATATTCAAGGAATTGAATGGTCCAGACAAACTTTTACATCTATCGTAAAAAGCCGTATATATGAAGAAGAGGAGTAAATGCAACAGGTACATTTAGGTAACGCTATAAAAAACGATATGTGGATTACAGAGGATGAGATTAAAGATCCAAAGCCTCTGCCAGAACTACCGGGATACCATATTCTGGTAAGACCAGTAAGTATAAAAGGAATAACAAAAGGAGGAATAGTACTTCCCGACTCAACCAGAGATGACATGGCCTATCTTACCACGGTAGGAAAGGTTCTAGCCATAGGAGAATTAGCTTATCAAGACGAGATAAAATTTCCCAATGGATCTTGGTGTAGTGAAGGAGACTTCGTTTGTTATGCCAAACATGCTGGTCAGAAGTTATTCTATAAATCTGTTAGGCTGATCCTCTTGTTTGATGATCAGGTTATCTGTAGAGTTGAGCATCCCAGAGATCTTGATCCTACATTTAATTTAACAAGTGGATCATAAGGACTTGCATTATGTCTAGTTTTGTAGTATAATAGAGTAATACCGTAAATACGAATGCCTCGTAAGCAACGAAAGGAATAGAAATGGTTGATAAAGAAGAGTGGACAGAAGTGGACACCACTAGTTCAGAGAAAGAAGAAGATAAGGTAGAATTTGAAGTAGAGGAAGAAGTAAAAGTACAGGCAAAAGCAGAGCCAGAGCCAGAACCAAAAGCAGAAGCAAAAGTAGAAGCAGAGGTAGAAAAGCCTGTTGCAGAGCCACAGGAACTGGATGGTATTGAAACAAAAGGTGCTCAAAAGAGAATTAGGCAACTAATAAAGCAAAGAAAAGATCGTGATGATCAGATTTCTCAGTTAGTTCAACAGAATGAAACCTTGAATACTCGTTTAACTTCTAGAGAACAGGAATTTCATAATATCAGTAAGTTAAATCTGGATGCAAATGAGAAGCAGATCACAGATAAACTTGAATTAGCTAGAGCAGCTTATGCTTCAGCCCATGAAGAAGGAGATTCAGGAAAGATATTAAAGGCACAGGAGTTTTTAAATGAAGCTCAGAATGATTTAAAAACACTGAATGTCACCAAAGCTCAGTTTAAAGATGTACCAACACAGCCTCAGTATACACAAGAACAATTACAGCAGTATGCCAAGGCTCAACAGCAACAGCAGCAATCTCAAGTAGATCCTCTGGCTGTGGAATGGGCAGGAAAATCAGAAAATGAGTGGTTTGGGAAAGACAGAGTAATGACAGCAGCAGCTCTTGCTCTGGATGCAGATTTAAAAGAACAGGGTTTTGATCCAAGTGATCCTGATTTCTACAATGAAATTGATAGTAAATTAAAAGAGAACTTTCCTCATAAATTTACTACACAAGAATCGGTGCAGGAACAACCGTCACAACCTGCTCAAGTGGTAGCTGGAGCGTCACGTTCCACTCCTAGCTCCAATAAAAAAGTAAAGCTAACGAAAGAAGATGTAAGGCTTGCTCAGAATTGGGGTATACCTCTTGAACAATATGCTGCTGAAAAGCTAAAGGTAGAGAATGCCGCTGGTGAGTACACAGCAATTAAAACGTAACGTGGAGGAGAAATTATGACACGTATTGAAGAATCACGTAATTCTAAATCAAGGGAAAACGAAACCAGAGAAGAAACAGAATACGTCTTTGAAGAGCCAAACGC